TATCCAGCACGTTCAGTTCCATAGAACCTTCAGTAAATAGCGTCACCTCGGTTGTGTCTGCGTTAGTACGGCATGGCACTGTAATAGTAGCCAGGTCCATACGCAGGGTCTGCCCTAGCGTCAGCTCCTTTGAGTTCATCAGGATACCTGTTAGTTCCCCGCCCCAGTTTACGTCCCGTGGGGTATCTAGTACCTGTACATCGAAGTGCCCAGAGTTACGCACCGCTACATCCAGGCGTAGCAGGCGCACGTGCCCACTCCCCACGAGCTTGTCATTCTGGTCCCGCAGAATAGGCGTAGTTAGAGTGAACGTACTGCGGTAGCGTCGTCCGATTACGTAGGTGCCATCAGGTACACCACGTACTACCCGCAGGGTGTTCTCCCCGGCAATCTCCTTGATGCCAACCTCAGTAGGCCCCATAGGGTTGCTGGGCAAGTACGTTAGGATAAGCTCTTCCTTGTAGGTGTCAGCCCACCCGACGGGGCGCAGTACCGCCGGAACAGTAAACACCCCATCCTGCACTTGAACTTGCTTTTGCAAATCCGAGTAGGCTTCGCGGTACTCCGAACCCAGCTGATAACCGGCACGCGGGTCCATGGACACAATCAAAAGCTTGTTGCTGGGACTGGGCCCTTGCATGTACAAGAACACCTCATCCTCCAACGCCTGTACGCTCAGGATTGGATAAGGGAACGACCATTTATGCCACGCTGCCTGCATCTTAGCGCCGTCACTTCCGCCCCACATGAACTCGTAGACCAGCAGGCTACTGCGCTCCCCGGACATGCGCGAGAAGGCCATATTGGTGACACTGGAGTTTTGCATCTGCAATACCCTGCCAGGGATATACCGCGGTAGGTGCACCGTAGAATCCTGTGTAGTGTACTGCGACGAAGTATATGGCGACGGGATTAACTCTAGAATACCTGCGTAGCTGTCGTTGCGCTTGTTCGGGTAGATTACCGTCTGCCCCGCCATGACCGGGGCCACACGGCTGTCGCACTCGTATGTGCTGGTAATGCTAATGCTTGCGTTAGTAGGTGTAAGCACCACAGAGCCCGGTACAACGGCCTGCATACTGTTGGCGAATAGTACCAGGTCCCGGTTGAACTGCACAGCTGTGCGGTACACAGAATCCTGCGCAGACGCAGAGCTAATGCTGATACGGTCAGTATCCAGCAAGGACGTCACAGTAGAGCGGTAGAAACGCTGATACAGCCCGGAGGCTGACATATCCACTACGCCACCGCTGAGCAGCACCAGGCGGCCCTGGAAAGCTGCAATACCAGTGATATAGCCGTTCTCGACGAACCCGGGATTGCTGTTGTTATCGTCATTGCCCGCTAAGCGCCCCTCCCAATCCCGCGCAATAATGTTGTCATCCGCGGCAAGTTCTCTGGGCATGTTCGTAATCTTGGTGATGCTACCGTACGCCCCCACCTCAGACCAGGTGCGGGTGCTGTAGCTAAACTGATACCACGCCGTCTCAGACGAGGCTGTACCTACACAGCACATCGCCCCGTCAGCTTGCGCCGGGAGCTGCGCAGGCAGGTCCTGCTCCTGGTCTACACGAGACTGGTTGGACACTCCAGCATACGTATCACCAGCGTCAGAGGATACCACACAGTTGCTTAACCCATAGAAGAACAGGTACGCGCCACGTACGCTCACGTTCCCAGCTGGCAACCCGTTCGCTACAAGAGAGTCTCGCAGTTGCTGAGCAACGTAAGCACCAGATACCTCCTCAGCGTTACCGCTGGTACTCCCAGCAGCTGGGGCGGTATAGTCCCCCAAGTAGTCTACCCCCGCAGAAGTAACTGTGACGTTCCAACGTTTCTGGAATGCTGCAGACTTAACGTAGAAGAACCCAGTGGTGCTGGGGTCGATACGCCCAGTGTTGTCCACGGTTGTGTTCGGAGCCATCTCCGTGTTCAGGATATAAGTCAGCCCAGCAATACTTGCAGTCTGCAAAGAGGTCTGGCCTACGGTGGTAACAAAGTACGGGTCATTGCCGGAGTTAAGAATAGTCTTTCCATTCTTAGCCAGCAACCACCAATTACCATTACTGGTATTAATCAGCAGGTGCCTACCGTCAGTTCCACGCTCGACGTACTCAGTGAACAGGGAATCAAGCCCTGGAGTATCAATCGTACTCTCCCATACAATCTCACCCGGGGGTCTGCGGCGGATACCAGAAACCGGGTCGCTGAGCATGTTCAACTGCGCCCCCAGTTGTCCTGGTTGGCGCTCTCTCGGAACCTGCTGGGATACACCCTGCAGCAAGCTCTGAATAGTACCTTCTAATGCCCGTATAGGTGTTTGCGCCATAACCTCTCCTTAAACCATAAAACGAGCGCGGCGGATTCTGCGTGCAAATCGTGTCTTACTGGTACTGAACTTCTGATTGCGCAGGTGCTCTCGTAGTACCATGCTCTTGTAACGCTCAGCTTCCTGTGCGTAATTAGCGTAGTTACTATCACCACCCAAGTCGTTGAGATATACCTGTGCAGTGGTGTAGTTAGCCACCCACATAGCTGCATGCTCCGGAAGGTCTTCAAAGTCCAAGTCCAGGACTATTTTGAGCTTAACTGGGCTGTCGAAGTATTGGTTCTGCTCCATCAGGTCATACAGGTTCCCATCACGTACCCCATACTTGGAGTCAGAGCCAGCATCGTACACAGCCAGTTGGTTCCACGGCACTTTAATAAAGCCATCAGCAGTGGGGGCGACTTCCCGCCAAACCACGTTGAACCAGTACCCGGTACTGAGCAGGCCCCGGCGATTACGCGCGAGCGCAGAGCGGGCTAACCCCGCACTGGGATTGCTAGTATTGACGTCCATAACGCGAGACTCCCCCAGGGCTTCTAGCGTCAGGTTAATAGCTTCTAATTCACGAATAAACCACCCCCGGCACGAAACCGTGCTCTTCAAGTTTAGCGCGTAGGTACGCTGCGCGCGCATCAAGTGCTGTATTAAAGCTGCCAATTGTGCGATTCTTGCCGTAATTGCATATTTGAGCCACAAACTTGCCCTGCTGCTTGGCAAAGTAGAAGCCCCGAGCCTTGGTCAGATTACACAAGTTCTGTCGCTTAGTGGCGGCGCGCAGGTTCTCTATCCGGTTATCTTTGCGGTTTCCGTTTATATGGTCTACGGTATCCGGCCACTCTCCGTGTACCAGAAAGTACACCACCCTGTGACTCATGTACTTCTTACCACGTACAACTATCTGGTAGTATCCAGTAGGCCCAGAGTGTGTACACCCAGCAACATCGCCTGCTTTGTATGTATTACGGTACCCATCAACCCTCCAGCGTAATCCGCTTGGGCTGGTAGGGTCATACATTAGTAACTCTCTCATATTTGTTCCTCTATTAAAGACCCCCTTGGACCCTTAAGACAGGGACAAAAAAAAAAGCCCCTGGCACCCGAAGGCACCAGGGGCGCGGTAGTTAGGCTTAACACTTTCAGTATCTTTTGCCAATATCACCTTACGGCGGAGCGTGGCCTTAGTGTCATTATAGTTTGATATAATGCATTAAGACGAAAGCCCGGGGCTGCCTTATAAATAAGCCTATACTATCTATTCAAAAATGCATCTATCCAGGTGCGTGTACTACTCTTCCGTAGCATCAGCGGCTACGTCAGCCGCCTTACGGGCTTTCTTGGTAGCCTTGCGGCCAGACTCAACCGAAGCCACCTGGATGTTCTTCGCGGCATCAGCGGCGGCCTTAACCGCCTCCCGCTGAGCTGCATTGGCCTGGAGAGTCTCCAGACCGAACGTAGCGATTACTGCCATTGAACCTCCAATTAGGGCTTGGTGGTGAAGGTGAACTTGGTCACTGCAGCGGTGTCCGGACGACGCAGACCGATGTTGTACATCGCGTAGCAGTCCAGCACGTTGCTGAACTCGCGCTCATCGTCCCAGATACGGGAGGTGAACGGCTTAGCTTCGACAGTCACCAGAGTCTTGGACTTGCTGAAAGTCACCATGCGGCACAGCGCATCGTCAGAGGTGACGGTGTAGGCGCTACCCAGCGGGTGCGTACCGACTTCGGTTGGGAACTCGGTGCACTCTACTACAGGCACGCCGTTCATCTTCACTACGCGACGGTCTTTGTAACCGTCATTGTTGGACGGGCCGAATTCGATGTTCAGGAGCTTAGGATGCTCCAGCAGACGCGAATAGGTATCGACATCCACCAGAGTGACCATATCCGCCAGCGGGGTCTTGCGCTTGATGAGTTCATCAATACCAGCCTTGTGGGCCAGGTTGATGTTCATGGCGTTAGCCTCCATCTCAGCCTGGGTCAGCTGCGTGGCGGTTGTGGTACCCGGAACCAGGATAGCTGCGCCTACCTCGATACCGTCGTTGAACGCCGGTTTCAAGTGCGCCGGAGCAACCCAGGAACGGCCCTTGATGAGCTGAATCAGGTGCGCCTGGTCGAAGGTCTCCGCGAACTCCGAGCCGTTGTTCTGGCCCATCTCAGTCAGGAAGTCCGGACCGGTCCAGTCGTCCTGGTAGTCAATCGGGTTACGGATATACAGCACCGTATCCACCACGATAATCATCTTATCGTTACGGACCGGAGTGCTATCCAGCGCCTCACCGGAGCGACGACCTTTCACCGAGGAGGTGTTCAGTCGGTCAATACGGTAGGTGTTGGAACCGCTGATAGAGCGCTGGCTGGAGAGGCCCAGGAACAGAGCCTGGTACTGGAAGCGGGTATCCACTTCGTTCTGGTACACTTCCAGGTGAATGTCTACGTCAGAATCCGCACCACCCCAGTGGGCCCGGGTCAGGTTGCCATTATAAATAGTGTTGGCCATGCTTTAGTTTCCTTTATAAATAAAATTAAAGACCTACGCGCTTACCAGCTTCGCGGCGTGCGAGCAAATCGTTATAACGTTGACTGAACTGTGGGGACGCCAAGCTACGGTTGCCCGCTTCCTGACGGAGTTTGGTATATTCTGCGCGGAATTCCGCAGCAGACAGTGCATTGTTGCTGGCTACGCCACGTACCATTGGGTTCTGTGTCTTGATAAGACCCATATCCCGGCAGAAGCTCGCCACCAACTCAGCGGCCTGCTTAAGCTCACCCGAGTTAGCGAGTACACGAGCCGCGTTACGCAGAGGTTCAGGGGCCTTGGAATTAAACAGCTGCGCTGCTACCTCCCAGTTCTCCTTCCCGCCTACAATATCGTAAGCTTCCTGTACTGCCTTGGTGGCTTGACCAACCTGGTCTTCCAGGTACGCTTTAGCCAGCAACTCTGCATAAGCAGCGTGCTCTCCGAAACGTTCCTTAATGAAGGCCGTATCGATTAGGTTAGGGTCCTGATACTCCAGGGCCTTGCCAAGTGCCCGCACCATATCAGAGTCAGTTAACCCAGAGACTTTCTGCAACATAGCTACCCCGGCATCAATCGTCGGATTGCCTGTCTTAGCTAGCTCCTGGGGCTGCTCCTTAGCGCTATCGCCACCCTTATCAAGGGCCGCTTTTAGGGTTTCGATATCCAGAGGAATCTTAGCAGGGTCAGGGGAATCTTTGCCCTGTTGCTGCTGGGTAGGGGTCTGTGCATCCTGCACGCCTTGATTGTTCGGGGCGCTAAGGGGAGCACCTAGGCCCGGAATCTTAGGGCCGCCTTGGTTCTCTACCTGTGTAGTTTCTACGTTCTGACCGTTTTCTACGTTATCCATCTATGCCTCTGTTGTTAACTTGGTAATAAGCCCAGCTGCTTACCTGCTACTGTCGGGTCTGCTGCTGTCAAGCCCTGGAGTTGGTCCTGTGCTGCACCTGCAGATACATCGGCAGACGCATCTTGAACCTGTTGCTTCTGCTGCAGCTGCTCTTCGGTGTACATGAACGGCTCGCTGACGATACCGTAGGCGTCGAAGTACCAGTCTACGCACGCATCTTTGTTGAAGCGTGGGGTAATCTGCTCAAGCACCGGGATAGCCAGCTGCATGGACTGTGCCGCCTCTAACAGCTTGTCCGCCGCCGCGGCTTTAGCCAGTGCAGAAGTACCAACCGTAACGTTGATGCTCACTACACCTTCGCTTAGGTACAGCTTAAAGCGAGGATACACCAGTGCAGTGTACAGGTACGCCAGTTTACGCAGCCAGGTGTCACTCAGGATACTGAACCCACCACCCATAGCGGCTTCCGCCTCTTTGGCATTCTGGCGAATCTCGTAAGCCGTGACACGCTCGCCCTGCCGGGAGTTACCGGTATACATAAACGCACGCGATAGTTTCTGTTCTAGCATCTGGATGTTGCTGGCAATCCACTGAATCTTCTGGGCAGAGCCACCCTCGTAAGCAGTGACGGGGGATTTGCTGTTCCCGTTGGAACCACCACCACCCACCTGCACAGCCTCACCAGTCTCCGACGTTGAGAACTCGTCCACGTCTAACCCAGAGCTTGCGTCAATCAGCGGGATTAACCTCGCAGACTCAACCTCGTAGTTAGTTAGCGCTTCCGACAGTACAGATAATCGGGCGAAGTCCCCGGCGTAGTCCTCTACCAATCCGCGCCCGTAGTGCTCACCACTAACAAGGTTCCACACCAGCACGTTATAAGGAAGCTCCAGCTCCGGGTAGGTGCTGCTGTCCCCGATACGGTGCCCGTCTGCTTCTTGGTACACCTCGTAGCTTACTACATCTGCACCGTCCTCTGTCCGCTTAACCTTGCGACAAGCGGCAGTGTAGATATCAACGTCGCCGTATGGGTCTTTGTCACGGTAGAAGGTGTTCTGGAAACTCTCTGGCAGGTCCTGGACGCTTGCGCGCTCTCTGATAATGAGTCGCAGGACGTTCCCGCTGCCATCCCTTCGAACGGTAAAGTTACGGACTGAGTAGACGATGGATTTACCTGTCCGCTCATCAATATACTCCAACGCGTTACCTGTAACCAGCAGCAGCTTCACAGCTTGCAACTTCGCAGCATAACCGTCTTTCTCAAATACTTTCTGTGACGCTGTGTTCTCGACCTCGGCCAGCTTAGATTCTGCTGTAGCTGCACTACCCAGCGAACTAATGAACTCGTCCAGGTCCGAACTCTTGGAGAACCGGAAGAAGCTGGTACCCTGCGGGAACAGTGCGCCTACAATCTTAGTGGCTGCAGTGTTGACCAGCTGCGCGCCGGTGCTCTGGTAGTCACGCTCTAGCGGTCTGCGTCTACCGTCCAGGGAATCGTCCCTGGTAAAGATAGTGCTGAGCGTCCACTGCGCGAACTTCTCAGAGGCATCCAAGACGCCTGCGTCCTGGTCCTTCTTAAAGAGTTCTGCTAATGTTGCTTTTTGTTCCAAGCTACCCCCTTACAGGCCCAGAGGATTGCTCTGCCCTGCTTGTCGCCGTTTCTTCTGCTCAGACGTAATTGCATCTGCAGATGCAGAGGCAGCCCCTGCAGGGTCAATCTCAGCAATATTATCTGCGGCGCTATTAGCCTCTAAGGCAGCCTGCTGTTTCGCTGCGCTGGCCTGCTGCTCTGCCAAGCGCTGCTGCGCCTCTAATCCTGCGTTGTCAGTAAGGCCTAGCATATCCGTGGCCTTGCCTAACAGCTTACCTAAACCACCACTCATTCTGACCTCACTAAATGATAAGTTGTTTTGTACGTGTTACTAGACGTGCTCCGGCTAATGGCGATACGCCCAGCACGCATGCACTTGGCTATTGCGTGCAGGCCCTGCATAATCACAGACACTGCCGCGCCGTTGTCCGGTTTCAATACGAAGAAGTCTGTATACAGCACAGGCTCTACGTAATGACAGTCCTCTACAGCCTCTGGGTAGTAGCTGACAGCACCGACTAAGTCGCCTTGGGAGTCATAGACTCCTAGTATATACTGTTTACCCAGTATACTTCCCAGCACCCTCCAGTAGTGCTGCTCTGGAGCCAGGCCCCGACTAATGCCGTGGCCCAGTTCATGCAGTTGCTTCACTGCGTCCGTAATGTCGTCAGACTTATACAGAACTCTGAGAGTGTAGTCGGAAGTTTTACTAGTGTGTTTTAACTTCATTCCTACTCCTGTAACATTAAATTTTTTAGCAGAAGAAGAACGGGGATTCTAGCACTTGCCGGATGTCCAAAGTGCCCACTTCCGGCATGTCCAGGTCCGTCAAGTCTGCTCCGGCAGCTGCTGCTGCGCGAGTAATGTCGCCAAGCAGGTCATTCTCTTCATACAGGCGCACAAACTGCTCACGGATGTGCCTATGCATAGCGTCAACGTCAGCTGCGTGAGTAGCCAGCGAGTCGTGAATAGGCACAATATCCAGACCCTCCGCAGCGCAGAGCACCATCATCAAGTGCGTACTGTCCAGGCTATGCACAAAGTTCGGGGCAATCCCAGAGGCTGCCTTGCGCTTGTTGCAAGTTTTGAAGTCCCGGTTATGTACCAGTACCGCTGACAGGTTCATGCAGTCAATACGTACGCGCACTTCTTCACGCTGCGTGTAGCGGTTCATTACGAGCCCGCCCAGTGGCGTATACCACTGCAGGTGCTGGCTTGCTGGTACACGTCTAGCGAGGTTCTGCAAGTACCCCATAACTGCCGCAGCAGCGGGGTTTGCCTCCTCTATAGCGGCGCGCATACGCGGTGCCAGGTAGCACGATAAGTTCCACAGACTGTTAGTCTCGGTACCCTCGTACCCCTCAGCGCAAGCACCTTCGAAGATGTAGTCGCTGCAGCTACGCACCGTGGCGCTGTAGAAGTAGGTCATGCTCGGACGTTTGGTCATGCTGCGGGTGATTTCGTTCTCTCTCCAGTACGTGCTCTGGATAACGAAATCCTCCTTGTCCAGGTCCAGTATTACCTTCTCGTCCGTACGGCGCTTCACGTCCATGTACAGGTCCGCTTTCTTGTCGTTGCCCTCCCAGTACAGGTTCGTCAGACGACCGCCTACAGGGTCTCTCAGGAGCGCTGAGAGATGCTGCCCACCTGAGTTTGTAGCGTCCATAGCAACTGGGATTCGGCTAATATGCTCTTCTGGGCATCCAGAACGCACAGCATTAACCAGGTCGATAGCGGCGGCCAATAGGCACCAAGGGCTGTCCGCGGAGGTGAAAGCAGGGCAATCAAACGGTGAAACTGTAAGCTGCTCAATCTCTGCAAAGTTCGCATCAACCCAAGCTGCGCGGTCTTCGAATAAGGTCTTGTCATAACCAAAGCATGTGGCGACATGCACCTTGAGCCAGAATAAGCCGCGATCACCCAGAGGTTTTCCTCTGCCAAACTCAAGAAGGGCTTTCTGCAAATCAGAACCTTGAGGGTGCAGAGAGGACTTGAAGTACAACCGGTACCGCCAATCCACGCAGGTTGGGAAGTACAGAGCTTTCTCATCTTTGAATTCCTCAGCCATTTCCAGCGTGGTCAACAGGCTACGTAGTTGCGACACACGCTTACGGTCTGCGCTGTACCATAGGGACATACGCGTCTTCCACTCACCGAAGCGGTCAAGCTCTTCCTCGGTGTAGTTCTCCTTTGGTACCCCGTCCAAGTACCACTCCGGTTTAGGCTCTGGTACTGAGCGGGGCATGCCCACCCCAATACCCAGGGCACGTGCTTCTTGCACCAGTTCCAGTATGCGCTTATTAATACGGTACGGGGTTTCCTGCGCCTTATTAAGCGCCTTCTTGATGCCGTCCGCGGACTTAAATGCTTCAGCTACTTCCCGCAGCCTGGCGCGGTCGATGTGCGAGTTATGGTACGTACCGCGGTTGTCGATAGGGGTAAGGTACCCGCCATCCCACATAGTGGTGTGCTGCACCGGGGGGACCAGCATAGGTGGCTTCATCGTTACAGTGTCGGCAGATTCCACTAACTGCTGGAATGCTTCCATAACGTTGTCTGCGGGGTAGAGCATGCTCAGGTTCCCGCTACCTGTCTTCCACTGGAACAGGCCCGTCTCAAACACTGCAGCACACAGCAGACGCCCTACGGAGATGTTCTGGGCATTGGTCCAAGGCTCGTGCCCATAGTGCACGTTCTCGGCACTGGCACGGAGCGTACGCAGGATGTGCGTAGGGGACTTCGTACGGCGCTCTGTTAGATACTCATACACACGGTCCATGTATGCCGGGGCTACGTTGCGTAGCTGCAGAGCCAGTAGCTCCGATTGTACGTTCCGGCCCAGTGCGGACATTACTGCCTGCGCAGTCTGGCGGCGACTGGCGGACTCGCCGGGGGCGACGCTGAACGCCTCAAACATTGTGCACAGGCTCAGAGTGGTCAGGACATCCAAGGGGACTAAGCGCAGGAACCGGCGGTACTTCCCACCAATGCCCGGGGCTTTGACATTTCGCATCTCATCGATAGCGGCAGCAGCCACCTCGTATGCCGAAGTGAGCATACGCTGCGTCATCGGCAGGTTCATAATCCCACCATTCTGCAATGCGTCCGTAATCAGCTTACGTGCTCGCTCGATTCCGCGAATCTTATAGGTCTCTTCAAGCTCCAGCTGGCGTTTCACCAGTGCTTCCTCTGGTACTACAACCGTATTCAGGGCGCTAATCATAGGCGCTTAGTCTCCTTGGTTATGTCTGGTACTTCTAACTACTGATTGCGACTAACCCAGAGATTGTACATCTCCAGGTAGTTTTTAGCGGCGGCCTCATCACTCCGCTCTACTGCTTTCTGCCACATCCAGTGGCACCACTCACTTGGCGTCAATGCACTTACCTCGGTGTTGCTCATACAGTTCTGAGTACTTATCAGACTTAGCAATGTCCTGCTCCAGTTTATCCTTGTTCCCGGCGCGCAGTCGGTACTTGAGCCGGTTCCCCAGGCAGTATCCGTAGAACTGCTCTTGCGTCATGCTGCGTGCAATGACCTCAATTGCCTCCAGGTCCTGGAAGAACTGGTAGTGCTTAGGGGAGTTCACTGCGTCGGACGCTTTCGGTGCTGGCAGCTCTTCCGGTATGCCGGGGGCACTTACCAAATCAAATAAGTCTGAGTCCCAACCATAAGGTAAATGATCCAACTCAATAATATCATTATAACGGACAGCAGCCACCACGTGCGGGGTACCTGCTGGAAGCTCTTTAAACCGATTGCGCCAGTTCTCATTGCGGTGCTCGGGCTTACGTACCACTACATCACCAACTTTGAACTTACTCATTTAATAGTCTCCCGTGCTTTGCGTCGTGCCCGGGCCCTGCGGGCCTTGAGCTTCTGTGCCTGTGCTAACTCTTCTGGCGTCTTGTGCGTATAGTATAGCATATCCGTAGGTTCGCGGTCTAAGTAATCGGCGACCCTACGTAGAGATTCAGCAATAGCCCCAGAAGATTGCATGCTACCAACAATCCAGCGCCCAGCGGCAGATGCCACTTTGCCTTCCCCTCCATTGCACGAGCGATGAAGAGCACCCCGAATACGCCCAGTAATATGACAGTGGTCAACGACAACAGAATCACCAGTTACCCCCTTGATTGTGAAGTCCAAAGGTTTTCCACAAAGGAGGCATATACCTCCCTGGTCTTTGGCAAGCTTAATAGCCACAGAGCGAATCTGTGCCCGTGTAATCTTTCTTAAGGCCACTTTATCTCCTCAAACCAGACAGATGGATACATACCAATGTACCTACCACTTAGCATGTGCACGTAGGAATCTACGTCCACAAGATTGTCCACTAAATAAATACCGTCAGTACTGAGCACACCTTTAGCATCTACTCGTTTACACCTGACTTTTACCATACTTCAATCTCTCCCACTACATCCAGCATAGCATTGTCGTGAATGAGAGAATCCAAATGCTCAACCGTTCTTCGATGTGTTTTGGGTGCTCGTTCACGCAGCGCGTCCAGAATAGTTTCAAGTTCATCATGTTTCCCCTCGTAGTATAACTCAATCGCCCGCAGGCTCATTTCCTTTGCAGTCATCTTCGCCATTGTCTGGGTGCTCCTGTATCCACTGTATGTGCTGTTTATGGTACTCGTGCAGCGAATGCACCCAGTCACGCAGACTGGGAGTAGTCAACAGTGACATCAGATACAGGTACGCTGAATCTGATTGGGAGCGCCTCAGCCATAGGCATTCAGCCTCTGCGAGTACGTCTTGGTTGTTTCGAGCATAGGCCGCTACAACGAATTCTGCGGCGTCCTGCTCCGAGGTAATAGGGTTGATAGCATCAAAGGCCGTTCGCTTCCCACAGAGCTTCCCATCAAGCAATGTGATGCCTTTGACGTTATCTGCGTCATCTCCTGCTAGCATCTGCCACCAGAAGAACTTGGTGCCGTGTGCTCGCACCGGCATAGCCTGGGTATCGTCCCACTTAATCCAGCCGAATGGGTTATCCAAGGCAGGCCACACGGTTCCGGTAGGGATATCGAACCGAGCCATAGGGCTTAGCCAGGAATCCTTGTCCTGCGACATCAGAATTCCCCGGTCCCCGAAGCTGTACGAATCCATTATGAACAGGTCATCCGCCTCGAAGTAGTCACTGCTGACCACCTGGATGCCCTGCTCAGAATACTGGTCGGGATTCTCAATCAGGTGCCGCTTCAACGGTGCCTTGAGTGGCAGCTCCTGCCGCTTATTGCGGTTCCATTGATAGGGCTTAGCCGTAGGCAGGTGCCAGCGCAGGCACTTAGCACACCCCGTAGGCGTAAGATACGCCACTGCTTCTGAGCAGCCGACCAGGAACATGTCCTCCAGCACCAGCTGATAGAAGCGGCGTATCGCGGTGTCCAAACGTTTCACTGTAGCGGCAGATTTATAAACTGTGAAATCCGCATCGTACAGCAGAATCTTCCCAGAGTTCTGCGGAGCTAACTGCTCCCCGAGCTGGGACAAGTCAACCCCGTTGATAATCATTAGCGCCCCGTAATATCGCGGGCCTTCTTGTCGGCCCAGTTAACCCAACGCTCTGCCCACTTTGCCTTGCTCAGCTTATCGCCAAGGTAGCACAGACCCGCCAAGGGAATCAGCGGGAGAATCAAAGCTACGTAAATTGCGCGAGATACGTACAACATACTTAAGCCTCCAGTTCAGACAGCACCAGTACGGTGCCGAGCATGTCCCCGATTACTTCCGGAGTACGCAGACTCTGGTCTACGTCGTAGATGCAGGAGCCAATCTCCGCCAGGCCAACACTGAGCGTGCCAACTACACGGATAAGCACCAGGTCGTCGCCTCGTAACTTAGCGGCATGTGCCGCCAGGTCGTTGTGCTCCTTGAAGGCGGTGGCGGCCAGCTCCAAGTCCATGCCATACAGGGCCGCGAGCTTGTCAAGGGCGTCATAGATATCACTTAGGTCCCCGCGGTCGAAACCGGAGGCGGCATCATGGGTCGCCGAGCTTACCGCCAGAACCAGTTTCTTGTATGCGTCTAATACTTTATCCATTAGTCAAATCCTTTCAGTTTGTGTTTTTGAATGAAGGCATGTGCTTTGGTCTCAGTGGCTGTAGCCTCTGCGCCCAGGGCGTATGCACGACGGCGGGACTTGGCGCACTGGCGAGTCAAGTGATAGCGATGTGCACTAATCTCATTACCCAGAAGGCTTGCCCTGTGTGCGTGAGAGTTAGCCGCCCAGTGCCAGTCATTTGCTCGCTTCTGCAAACGCTGTGCACGCAGAAGCAGAAACACAGCATATTGCTCTTTGACCCACGTAATGATGTTCATAGGCTTCCTCTAAGGCCCCATGCGGGGCCCTATTAGTTTAGGTTAGGGTAGTTTAGGCTTGAGGTGCAGCAGGCGCAGCGGGCGCTACTGGCGCCACAGGAGCCGCAGGAGCCGCAGGGGCAGCTGGGGCTGCCGGGGCTGCTGGGGCCGCGGGAGCCTGCATAGCTGCCGGACTCGGGACCGAGCCAGCGTTCAGCATAATGTCCAGAGCACTGCCCGGGAAGTCTACGGCCTTGTACATATCCTCCTGAATCCAGTTCTTGCTCTTACCATCGTCGAAGGTGCCCTCGATGTGCAGGCTATCCCAGGTCTCTTTGGTTGGGTTGTTCCACAGGAACAGCTTAATCTCAGAGGCATCCAGAGCTGGCATCTTGATAGGCTCGCCGGTGTTCGGGTCGAACTTCGGAATCGGGCGGATACCGGACAGGTCCACGATGTTGGACTTCTTGCCCGCGGAGCTGGTGTGCTCATCAATCGGGAAGGTGAAGGCCTGACCCAGACGCTGTGCTGCATGCTTAATGCTATTGTCGTAGTTGAGCTTGTCGAAGAACTTCTTGAAGCCTGCGCGCTCAAAGTTACTGATAGCCATCGGGAACGGGCGGATACGCTTCACTTCGCCGTTAGGGCCGAACACTACAATGCCGATGCGTACGTTAGCTACTGCGGGCTTACCGGTCGGCTTGCCACCCTTAGTCGGCAGGCGCTTACCGATTTCTACGTACTCGGTGAAGTAGCCGTAGTATTCACCCTTCGGCAGCAGCACGTCCTCATACGCACCGCCCTGTGCGGTTTCAGTCATATCAACATCCTGCGTTTCAATCGCAGCAGCTACCAGGGAGTTCAGAGTGTCCAGTGCATTCATAGTCATATAATTACGTCCTCGTTTAGTTTAAATGATATTTACGTGCAGATGCAGGGCTTATCGTGAGGCGGTTTTGAGGGCCGCCACCAAGAACACCAGAACTACGCCAACTACAATAGGTCCCCAGAACGGGAGCAGCACCCACAGCCAGGACCAGGCGATAACACCAGTCAGTTTCAGGGTTACAAAGATAAGACCCAGCACAGAACAGATTCCCATTTTCATATAATCTCCAAGTCTATTTGCTGCACAATGTTTAAGTGTGCCTACGCGGGTTGCTGGTACTGCCTAACCCCGTGTCTCTCGGCCACACTGTGGTACCACTCCGAGGCAGCCTCTAAGCTGTCGAAGCGCCTACTATACTGCTTCCCGTCCACCATAAGAGCAGCCCTGTACTTGCCCCTGCTAGAGTCCCAAGAAACCCCGCGCGCGCCTGTTTTGTTGGTGGCCCGGAGCCCTGTGTTGTGTGCGTTAACCTTCTTTGATACAACCCTAAGATTGCAGGCGCGGTTGTCCAGGGTGTCCCTGTTAATGTGGTCCACCACATATCCATCAGGGACATCCAGGCCCAACAACTTACATGCTGCAACATTAGCACGGGTCCCACACGGCAAGACCAAGTACCCATCAGGTCTTACGTGCCCAGCAGTGCTTCCCAACTTGGCACGGTTACTAACTACTTTAACCCATATAAACTCTCCGGTATCAGGGTTGTACTCTAGAACACCACCGGCCGGTGTCGTCCAATAGCATGGGGATGATTTGCGGGCATCCATCTGTAATCACCATACACCCTAGAATCGGCTTGCTTCTTGACAACTTGCCGTAAGCAAATGCCAGACTCTTGTTGTCGATTAAACAACCGCAGTGCGCACCAAAGTACAGAGCAGTGCTGCTAGCGGCATACTGTATATCTAACTTCCCATGGAAGTGTCCAATCACCATGGACTTACGTTCATGGGCTGCGTTGAGCAGCAGGTCCCCAGATACTTGATGTTGGAATCGCACAGTACCCAGCGGAGTATTCAAATCCCAAGCATCACCCCAACTCCACCCCGGTGCCCCGTGCTCCGGGAACAGGATGTCCCGGTACTTCTTAATGAACTGTACAGGGAGTCCGTGAGCCTTGGCCCGGCGGTAGACAAGGGAGCCGTGATTAGAATCACACAGGAGCATGTTAGGAAACAGGTCGTGCAGTTTCTCCAGGCCGAGCTTGGCCTTCTCTAATTCCACACCAGCGCTGTCCAACTCCGGACTGCTATCGTGAAAGCTAATAGCGTGCCCATCCGTCTCGTCGCCTATCTGCACCACAATGTCTGGGCAGTACTCATCCCGCACAGTGCGTAAAAAGTCATACGCGCCCGGATGTGTGTACGGCTCGTGCAAGTCCCCAATAACAAGCACACGCCGACATGTTTCCGGTACAAAGGTATCCCCGATATCATCCGTTGGGGAAGGTTGAATTAGTTTTCGGGCTTGCATCAGGGCATTGTTAGCCTTTGACTTGCTACCCTTGTTATCCATGAAGATGCTGCGCCAGTAGCGTACAAGCTGGCGAGACACGATTACGTCCCCCTTGCGAAATTTGTTATTGTACGCAATAGCTGCATCAGTGTTATTGAGGAAACTGCCAAGAATTTGTTGGTGCTCTTCTTTGGTCCACAGTTTGATTAGACTTACTTTAGCCAAGGTTGCCTCTCTTGTGTTGTTCCTACTCGTATCACATTAATTCTCGGGGAATCACAGAATCAAGACAGAGTCAACAAATAATTTTATTTAATTATTTAGTTGACCCTCAGCCCATTTATATGCTACCCTAACCCCCTACACCACCCAAGGGTCCACCTATCATCACTCCACAATAAGCTTGTATTCCCCAGGGAAGAAGGTAATGCCATCACCGGGTTTACTTACCACCAGTCCAGGGTAACTTAGTTCTATCTCCCCAGTAACCGGGTCGAAGAACAGGACCGTGTGTCTTGTACCTGGGGTGAAGTACGCTGCATACCGTGGGTCTATCGGCTCAGGCCCTAGATCCATCAACTCCACAATACTGCCAGGCTTTATACTCATTCAACCTTCTCCTTGCTGTACATGCTCAGGCCCATCTCAGCTTCCGCCGGGAAGGGTACCTCACCAATGATACCGTAGTTAGGCCAGAGCTGGTGGATACGCTTAGGTGCATCCTCCATGCACTGCTTAACCAGCAGGCTCGCCTCACGTCCAACCTCCGGGTTGGCGCTGTCCAGGTACAACGCGTCGTGCACGTTCGTAATCAGGCACACCTGATTGTCGAACCAATCACGGGCCAGTAGCGCACGCAGAACCATACCGGCTGCCACCGCCATCAGGAAGAATGCTTCCCCTTGGCACCAGTAGTTAGCCATCTCGGTTTCCTTGTAGTCCATGACCTTCTGCTTACGCTGCCCAGGCACAACTTCCTTCCACTGCTCTTTCTGACGGAAACTGTAGCGGGCACCGGCTGGGCTGGTCCATGTCCCAATGCGGTAGATTCGGTAGCTGCCGTCGTCAGCCTGCTCCCGGTACATGCGCCCCTCCGCACCGGTACGTTCTACCTCTTCCTTGACAACAGCGCGGAAGCCAATTGTTTGCGGGAACAGCGCAGCCTCGTTGTCCAAGAAAGCCTGTGCGAATTCCACCGTACATCCAGTAGCAAACGCAATCCCCTTAGCCGTAGCGCCATACTGGGCTGCGAAGCTAGGAGCCTTAATACCTGTACGCATTGCCTTCCAAAGCGGATGCAGCTCGTGCTTCTTGTTGTGGCAGCGCTCATACACTTCTTCATACGGCAGTTCCTCGCGGAAAGCTAGGCGGTAACAGTGCATATCCGTGCCGCCCTGCAGCAGCCCCAGTAGCTTGGTGTCCCCCGTATGCACGCAGGACATAACCACTTCCAGCGCCGAGTAGTCAACCTCAGTGATGCGTCCGTTATCCCCGAATCGGCTGGTGAATACCTGCTTCACCTTGGATTTAGCTACCCCATCCCCGTCTTCATCCGGTCGGGGTAGGTTCTGCAGGTTCGGGTTAGAGCTACTCAGGCGCCCGGTTACGGTGGCGCATGTATTCAGCCGGTGGTGAATGATACCGGAACCATCGGGACGCTCCGGGATTACATACTGCAGCATCCCCTTCCGCTCTTTTACCTTACCTTCTGCGTCCAGTACTTCTCGCAAATAGTAAGTGCCAGTATCCTTCTCCAGCGCCGCCAGCTCGTTCACTAACTTACAGAACTCGAACCCTTGGCGAGCCAGCGCCTCCATTGCGTCAGTGCTGGTGCTGTATACTGGCGTACCGTCCTGCAGGGTACGCGCCTGTCGGAACTCTCCGCGCTCTGCGTACTTCTCCCGGATAACTTCCGGAAGCTCCTGGATGTTCACCAGGCCCGGGCAGAAGTAAAGGTCGTCTTCCCATTTAAGTTTCTCTTCCTCAGTATCGAGGCGGAATACTTTAGGGAGACCCTTGTTCTTACCCGCACGATATGTCACTACACGCCACCATCCGCCTTCCGTTTGAAGTTCTTGCATGTGCGTGTCGTGTACAGGTATATAGGTGTGCGCACCCTCTCCGTCCTCGTACTTATAGAAGTCGGCCTTGACGTACTGCGGCGGGTCATATGGCACCTTCTTGCGGTACTTGATAGGCCCGCCGTACACCAGTGCTGACATATGGAAGTCCGACCCGAAGTTGAAATCTAGCGTCTCTGGTAAGTCCTTCGGGATGTACTGCTGCAGTTCCTGCTTAATCTCACGGATGCGCTGCTCCTGCTCCTCCTGGTTCTTGCGTGCAATTGGCATATTAACGAACAGGCCGAACCATTCGCAGTACGCCCAAGCCAGCAAGGCATCCATACGCTCCCACACGTACTGCATCTGATTACGCTGGGCGAACGTAGCGCACTGACCATAGAAGCACAGGGCCGTGTTCGGGATGTCCCCGTTAACTAGGTAGTCGTGCAGCAGCATCGGGTCAATCTGGGAGGTTAGTACACCCTGCTCCCAGAGAATCTTAACCCCATCTACTTTGTGCGTACCGCCGTACTTAGGAGCCGTCTCGTCCAGCGACGGATACATGCTCTGAAAGTCTGAGGCGATGTATTCCCCATGCATTGTGCAGAACACCCTGCCGCCGCGCTTGAGGAAGGCCTCAAACTGCTGCCGCTGGTACGTGAGGAACCAGCTAATTTCATACGCTGCGTTGTGAGCAACAATGAGCCAGCAGTCTTCTGGGATATTAAACCATCCGCAGCCATTCGGCGAACTGTTCGCTGATACAAATTCAGATCTGCTGTTGAACCGCACCGACTGAGTAGGGCCGACAGTTGTAGTTCCGTCCGCCTGCGTTGTGTCAATTCTCCACGCTGACTCCACAACGTAGTTATCCGGACAGTACGGGCTAGCTTTAGAGCCGTAATATTCATGGTTCTCCGTCTCCAGGTCAATGTGCATTATACTGGTTGTCATACTACACGCATCTCCTCTACGTCAAAGTCTTCGTGCGGAATGTCGAACAGGTTCCGGCTATCGTTCAACCAGTAGGCTGCAAGCTCTGCGTGGTATCGCTCTTGGAAGCATCCAAGTACCTCAGTTCCGTGGTCCTCATACCCCCAACGGTAGCTGTATACCAGCATATACACTTTCATTTCCACTTAGCCCTCCGAGCTTTGTTGATAGCCAGGTGCACAATCAGCTGGCTGCTGTCTAGCGTGAAGCTTTTAAGTGGTGTACCTGCAGATGCAGCATACGCCACTATAACCTTGGCGTCGTCCGTTGTGATATCTTCTGGTTTAAGCATGATCTCCTCCTGTGTACCTACATAGCGCCCTCGTAGAAGGCGCTAGGGAAGTCACCGGTTAATCTGGCCTTCGTCAAATCTACAACGTCCAGGCTCGAATCCCACCTCGAATTGCAGGAGCGACTCTTTACCAGATAATGCCATCTTGTTCTTCGGAGTACTGATACCTCGGACGTTTTGCATGTGCGGCTGCTCGTTTCTGTCCAAGCACCCCATCATAATCGCCAAGTCCAAGGCGCCCTGTACACCAATCTTGCTCTGCTTCATAGCGGTGAGCGGCGGGAACAGCATGTTGTAACCTTCGAGTGAAAGCTGCATAGTGCCTACGATAGCGCAGTCATTCTCGCACCCAAGTATGCGCAGCTCCTGCCATTTCGCCTCGAGGTTCTGGTGCTCGGTCTCCATAGTACCACCACGGATGTTAGCCACCATGTCGATGATGATTACCGCGGGGCGCATCTCCTCCATGAGCGTAGATATCTGGGCCATCGTCAAGGAGTGCGCAGCCTTAACACGAATCCGGTCAGCCCTGCCTACTTTCTTGAGGTAGGCTGGCACGAACTCTTGCTTACTGTGCCGGTCCTTAATCTCAGCCAGAGTCCAGTGCAGCGCCGCTTGATATACCCTCGGCACTGTACGCGTCGCCGGACCTTCGTTAACCAACCAGAGGATAGGGCGGTCCCCGTACACTTCCGGCTGCTGCTGCATTTGCTCAGCAAAATCCACAGCAATAGCAGCAAGCAGACTAGTTTTACCAGAGTCCACAGGAGCAGCCACTGCGATACAGTCCCCGCCACGTAGACCTCGGATGTTGCTAGCGAGTTGCTCGAACACGCCCAGTTTAAGACCACCGCTCTCGTCAGTCGCGGCAAGTATTTCGTCAACACTACCGCTCTCCCATTCAAGCAGCGACTCGTGCACCGCAGCGCCGTCCCCGTACTTGCGCTGTAGGTGCTTCATTTCCAGCAGGTAATCAATCTCCTCGCCGTCTTGGTAGCGCTGTGTCAGCGCTGCTACCTCCCCGCTGTAGGCCAGCTCGTTCAGGGTCTGGACAATCCCCACCACAGAATCCTGTGGCACGGCTTGTACTTCCCGCATAAGCTCGTCCATGATTACCCGCTCTTCCCGGGATAGGTGCCCCGCCCGTAGGTTGAGCATGCTCTGCATCGCATCCCATTGCACCTCCTGGTGCTCCGGGTACGTGTTCCAGTACAACCCCACCCAGTCTAGTAGGTTCGCTGTGTCCGGCGCTAGCATGGATTTGGGTATCTGTTCACGCAGTCGGTTCCACACCTTCTGCGTGCACATCGCTTTAACTACTATTAGGTCCAATTAAACCTCCTTCGGAACGCAGATTGCTTTAGCGGTATACACCCTGAATGTGTCAAACTTCTCTTCGAACGCCTTGGCCGCCTTGTTGCAGGCGGCCTCCGTTGTGAACTCTTGCGTAGCCAGTGCCGCGAAATCCGTATCGCTAACCGCACTACCATTAATCGCCATGATTAAAATCCAGATACCCATTAAACCTCCACTTTATATATTACACCCTTTCCTGCATGAACTTGACATAACTTCTCTGCGCTGAGAAGACTGTAATAAGTGTTGACCCCTATCCCACGTCCATATTTACATAACTGGAACCAGTATATTGGAAACCACCAGAATTTAACCTGCGCCTCGAATCCGCAGTAGGTGTCTTGCACGACTCTGTACTTATTCTTAAACATCCAAAGCCTCCAGTATCTCTTTGATTTCTGCGTCCTTTGGGTCCGCAGCGAAGTAGTGCTCTCGGCACTGCATGAACGGGCGCAACGCTCGGCGTGCTGCCGCTACCCCAGCGTGCCCTGCTGGGTCATTGTCCAGCATCAGAATCACTTCCGGGCGATTCTGAATCAGCCAAGCCCTCAGCGGCGTGGGCAACCGTGTACCCAGCATAGCTATAGCCTGCACGTTCAACGCACTGTAGCTCGTAACTGCGTGCTGTATCTTCCGGGCTGATAGATAGTCCTCGGTGAGCACGACCTTTAGAGGTGCGGCCGCAGCTACAGCCGGTGCTACGGCAGGTGCCGCGGCAGCGAATGGTACCGGTTGACCGTACATTACCCACTTCGGTTGCTGTCGGGCATGCACTGCACGGCCCAGAGCAGCGCTTCCGACACGGAAGATTATCCGCTGTTTCTCTTTGCTCCATTCTGCATCCTCCACCATTTCAGGCATGATTCCCTTTGTGGTCAGGAATCCGTAAATAAAACTCTGCGTTTCCGCAGGCGCTTGGCTAATGCAAATTGCATCTGCAGGTGCAGAGGGCTGCACCCTCGGCTCTTCCTGTAACTGTATGCGCTGGTACTGCTTGTGCTCCTTGCCTACCTGTTTACAGCGGTGGCAGTAATACTCCCAGGCATCCGGGTTATTGTAGAGCACCCCGGCGGCGTCCCTGCCGCAGCACCGAAAGCGTGCCCTCTGCCCCACGGCCAGGCGCTTGCACGCTCTAAGCCATGGCTGGTCCATTACTTCTGCTCGCGTTTTATTTTCATAGCCATGCGACGCAGGTCGTGTGCCAACTGCAGGGCTGAATCAGGGTCGATGTTAATCCCAATCTCCAACTCTGCCCGGGTGCTTTTCTTTTTAGAAACTATTCCTATATAGAGTAGGTTCTCATCAGTATAACTGTATCTTTCTAGGACAAGCCGCTGGTCGTTGCCCGGGGCACGTTTAGAGTTCATATAGGTCACGCCATCCGGAACCGGTGGTAGCTCGTTCTCTTGTTCTTGATACAGCTCAAAATTAGGCACGTACCAAGGGTGTGTGTTGCGGTTACTACACCACCCGTCTAGCTGTAGCCAGTAACCGCCGTTGCTCACGGACGTCACTACATAGTATATGCTACCACCAATACTGTCCCGAAAGAATTTATCTTTACCCATACCCTCTTTACGCACAACCTTATCGCCAACTTTAAACTTTTGCATAATCAACCCTCCACAATATTATCGTATCCGCCCCAGTCCTCTACGACTCGGGTGCCTAGTTCAATCAGTTCTTCTTTGAATCCATAATCGGAGAACACCATGATGTACTCCGCCGCCTTCGCTGGGTTCTCCTGCATCCAGCTAACAAGTTGTTGTTTAGAAAGCTGTGACACTACGCGGAACGCAGCCAGCAATTGTGGGTCCTCGTCCGGAGGCATGTCCCACGGCTGCCGTAAACTGAGCGTTGGTGCAGAGAGCCACTGGTCCGGCTCCATTACATTCGGGTCCCGCTCAATCGGAAGGTGCGAGAACGTGCCATCTTGTAGTACCCGCTCAAGCACTTGCCCCAGGATGTTCAGGTCCAGTACCTCATCCGGGGTGTGCTCGTGCATGTACCCCACACCTACGTTGGTGCACTCAGGAATGATGCCAACGAACTCAGCCGAATCAGTATACACACCCTTCTGCAAGTGCTGCTCCGCGCGTCCCAGGCGCTCTGCTAGGGTCTTGGCAAAGGTGTCAGAGCAGCAGCGCATATACCTTTGATGCGTAATGATACCGTCGCCGCGGCGGTCGAAGCTAATCATCGCCTTGACCCCAGTCCAAAATCCAGAGTCATCCTTGACCGATGCAGCGCTACCCTCGCAACCTACCTCCTCATCCACGAAGAAGCAGTAGCGTCCATGCACACCCCGACGCAGCATCTCCAGCATCAGGTAGATACCGGCACCGCAGTCCGCGCCCAAACAGTCAGCCTGCTGCGGATTCTTTACGAACAGTACGCCCTTGTTAGTGCAGCCGACGTCCGGCGCAGCGCTGGTTGGGCGCGCCACTGTGTCGAGATGAGACGTAAACGCTACGTCACTTTGCTCTGAGTCTCCCACCAGCACGAAGTAGTTCCCGTGCTTGTCCTTTACGTAGTGCATACCACTACCCAGCGCTTGCATAAGCAGCGGCTCAAACCACTTAGTGCTCGCCCAGCTAGGCCGGTGCGTTTGCAGTATCTGCAAGAGCAGCTGCATATCAATCCCGTGCGGATTCAAGAACATTAAGCTGCCTCCTCTACTTCTTCTTCATCGTCGTTGCCTAGGTACTTATCGCCCAGGCAATCAGCTGCATGCTCAGTGAGAATTAATCCATGCACTGGGTGTTCTTCTACGTGCTCAACAAGCACCTCCCGGCCCTGTGCAAACACCAGCTCTTCTTGGTCATGCACTACCCCTTCTACCGAACAGTGCTCAATGTCCGCGTCATATACATAGGCGTCGTGGTAATCAGACCAAGTGCAGCTCCAGCGATCATGCAGACCATCACGCCCAACTACATACACAAAATCCCCTTCTTCTACGCAGCCGTCGCAGACCATATCACCATCTGCGGTCTCCTGCATGTCATCTACAGAGTAGCGACATTCACAGCAGCAGCACCGAGCAGACTCAGTGCCTACGTAGATGTATCCTTCTGAGTCTTGCGCCTCGTACTCATAAGCATCACGGATTACAAAGGCATCCTCCTCATACTCATCTACGCCGCGCTGGCTGCTATCTAGGTACGGCATCAGCACCGCGCCGGTATAGGTAGGGTGCGGTATACGCGCCAGCAGTACACCTTCCAAACAGCCAGTGTTTCTGGTGTACCCATGCCCTCGCAGGATTGCATCAGCAGCGTTGCCGTAAGCACGGACGTACTCGTTAGTTTCTGTGTTAACGATTGCCCGTGCCTGCACTTCGAAATCGTCACCGAACAGCTCCCCGGTGTACTGGATGAATAGGCGCAACCCGTTATCTGGCAGCCCGTGGCTGGTGGTGGCGTACGTCCGCACAGGGCTACTCTCAAAGCAGTACCCGCTCATGCAGCTACCCGGGCCGTTCTCATAGGCATCGTACCACTCCTGCTCGGTCTTGCACAGATACGTTGTAGGGTCTACGTTCATAGCCTTGAGGTCTTCGATAGCGTCGCGGAAGTCTACGCCGTTGCCATAGTAATTGGCGAGCCACTTACCTACGCGCATCTCTACGCAGCGGTACTCAGTAACTGCGGCGAAATCCTTGTGCATCCGCGGCTGCCCCAGCATAACGACGGGCTCACCGTTGCGGAAACCAAAGCCCAAAGGCACGGCGAATCTAGACACTACGAAACCGTGCAACTTCATGAGCAGCGCCGCGGCGTGCACGTCTCGGGTGTGGCGGCCGTAATCGTAGCCAGTGTATAAGCGGCGCTGATTATAGTCTGGTGCAAGCATAATGCGTTCGAATAACTGCAGGGCTTGCTTGTGCACCTTGTAGCCGGTGAATGCTTCGACGCTAGCAAGTACACGCTCAACCACTACATCTCCGTCCTCATAGAAGTCGCGGCGACGTTCCCAGAACTTGTTGTCGATAGTGATCCGCGCCGGGGTAAGTAGTTCGAAGAAAGTTCCGGAATGGTACAAGTCCACCTTTTGCAACGGGCCGGCAGCCTTGTAAATGTCCCGATATTTCGGATGAAGTGCTCCGCCTATAGCGACCTCTAAGCCCGGGGTGTTTGCGCTGACTTTGAGGAGGCCCATAAGAGCCTGCAGTGCGCCCTCAGTGTGTGGGTGGTCATAACCTTGCATTTTCAAGTCCTGGAACGGGGTCCAGTAATCACCGCTGGAATACATTGACTCTTTCATCGGCAGTGCGTTTGCACCTTCCGGTAAAACTACTTCCCATTCGATAGGTGCTGTGTTAGTTTCCTGCATTTTCTTTTGCTCCCGAGTTAATTGTATTTCATCGTGCACTGAGAGTTCAGCGTGCATACCACGCAGCGAGCTGCGCTTGCTTGTAATATGCCCGTACTGCCGCCCTAAATCTTGTATAGGCTCCACGATATCCGTGCCGTAGCAGCGCCGCGACCACATCAAACTCAATGTGCTCTTGCAACTGCCGCGCGGCATACTCTGTATACTCGCGGTACGTGGTGAGCACCACCGCAGAGTCCTGCCTACGAACTCGGAGGAGTCTACGCTCGACCGGTACGATTTGCTTGAGTTCATTAGGAACCTCTTTGAATGTTTCCCACGGGCACCCGCACTTGCCTTGTGTTTCCAGCAGCTTCCAGCACAGCAGCGCTGTTTCGTCTACTGTGAGCATACGCTATCCTTGAACACCACGTTGCGGGCCACGAGGGTGCTGCGGTCGCTAGATATTAACCCACCAACCTTGTGCCCGGACGGTATCCACCGCTGCAAATGCTCTGCATAGAACTCCGCGCGCTTATGCAGTGGGCCATCAAGTACAACCCTGTACAGTAACCCATTCGGGCGCTTGTATACGTCACACAGGTTCTGTTTGCTCATACAATACCCCTTACATTAAACCGGTAGCAGTAGCCGCGCAGGGTCATACCCAGGCGGCGCGCTTGTTTCTCATAGTGCTGGCGCAGTGCTGCCTTCGCGTTGTACTCCCGCGCCAGTCCGTCGATTGTTGGTTGCTGCTTACGCATCAGCAGCGTTTCAGGATTCTTTCCGTAAGCCTTCATGCCGTACTCACACCGACAAGGCGCACGCACATGAGCTTAGTGTAGGGCCCAAAATTATCATAGCGGCGCTCTGCATACACAGCTACTACATCATCGGAAACCCTGACCCCTTCGCCTAAATAGCTTGCTGGCAAGGGTTTGTACTTGCCCGTACAATACGGGTACTTGATAGCGCCGGGGTTTGCTCTCGCAATACGCAACGCCTCCGATTTACGAATGAATTTTAAGACTTTCATAGATTCTACACCTCAAATTTCGTTGTTGCTCTTACCGTCCACAGTGAGCGTCACAGCGGCGTCCGGGTACTGCCCCTGCACAGCCGCAAGGATACGCGCGCCCAGCTCTTTGCACCCGCCCTCGGGGTCTTCGAACAGGTCATACTCAGGGCGCGGCTGCGGTTCCTGAGTTTGTACCTGCACCGTGCAGTACGGAATAGGGTTGTGTACGTCAGAACCGAGCACCAGCATGGCGCTGGTTATGATGACGTGAATTGTGTTAATCATAAAGCTGTCTCCAATCGGTGATGATACCGAGATTTATGGCGTCCAGCACGGTGCGGGCAGCCATTTCAGTGTTAGTGTCGATTATGTCCAGTGGGGAAGCTTGCTCAATATCCCGGTCGGAGAATATAAGTACAGCGAAGTTGTATTCGTGCACTTGATTGCACCAACCTAGCCAGAGTTCATGGCCCGGATAGACCAGTATTGCTTTCATATGAAACCTCATACGCCAGTTGCATTCACATAGCGCCCCGTAGGACGCTATAGGCTTGCTACTAGAGATACTCACCCAATCCCTCGTACACCCATTTTTGAGCGATTGCCCGCATAGGGATATCGAAGGCGTCGGCATCGTTGGCCGCAGGGCACAAGGCCCACCACTTGATAGCTATAGCCGCGCCAGCACCTCCGCCACTACCCGGACAATCGTCATGAGTACAGCGGCCCGGCTCACCGCGGTATAACCTACCACAGTACTTGCACTTGAATAGGGGCATCATTTGAGAACCTCAGCCGCATCCAGTACAGCGCGTACATCCACACCTTGACTAATGAGCATACCCACCAAATCAGAGTCGCTAACGCCAGTCTCTTTAGCCTTCTTGATGGCGTTTTTAACGCGCCCCAGAGCTTGCAGGCGCACTGCATCAGCGTCGAGCGCGTCATTCTTCACCTGCTCTGCTTCAGCAGCGTACAGGGCCATACAGGAGCTATAAAAGCTGGCTACAATTACTTCGCGGCCCTGCTTGTCAGCTTGTTTGTAGTCCAGACGCATAGTGTCCAGTTCGATGCCCAGCTTCTCAGCCGACGCGTAGCACTTCTTAGCATTGAATTCGTACTTGCCGGACTCCTTGTTGAACTTGATAGGCAACAGCGTACGCAGCACCATATCGAAGTCAGCAGCATCACTGCGCTGCATATCCGTAGCCCAGGATACGTTGCTGCTGATAAGGCCGTGGAAGAGCGCGCTGATAGTGATGTTACGCTTTGCTTCCACTACGCCGGACAGCGCTTTGCGGATACCTGCGGCGGCAGTGAGCTTGAATACTTTACCTGTTGAATTGGTGGAATTAGTCATAATGCACCCCTTTGATTGGTTGTTTAGGTAATTACTTCACATAGCACCCCGCAGGATGCTATAGGCTGTAATTAGTAAACTCTTCACTTCTTGCTAACGAACAGGATAATGAACAGTAATCGAAGAATCGGGCCGACAAGAAAGAATGCGCCAACTACTGCTAAGAATGTCATCATACTAACCCCCCTAATTGTGAATTTACAGTGTACCAACCTTTGGGCTCTTTACTGCTGCCCTTGGTCTTAGTCTTGCCGCGTACATTCGTACTGAACGTTGCGGATTGCTTAGTCCGCATATACCCGGCGCGGTTCAATGCGTCCCGGCGCTTTCTCAACTCGGGGCCTGATAACTTCTCAAGCCCTTCGAATTGTTGTTTCAATTTATCTTTGTATTTCATTATAGTGCTCCTTATAACGTTTGACGGGTTAGATTCTGGCGGAATGTACTTGCCCGCCTAGAACCTAACTCAAACGCCCCTAGCTCCGTGGTTGCTAGGATACCAGCAGTATTTGCCGCGCTCACTGGATACGGGAGCGACTGCCTTTGCACTTATCGGCTCAGGACTGCTAACCTGTGAGTACGACCCACTGCACAACCGTGGAAGGGACTCAACCTCTCGGCGCTATTCTTTTATGGGGCAGCGCCTCAGCGCCCCAGCCGTTTGTCGTCTCAGCTCTTGACGTTACATCTTCACTACTGCTGATTGTCTAGGGGTGGGTCGTCAACGTACCAGTCAAGGTACTGGGCCTCCCCGCAAACCAGCTTACTGCTTGCTATCTAAGTTACTCAGTGAATCAGAACTTGTCAAGCGTTTATTTCTTACTACCTTACTGCTTACTTCGGGATTCAATCTAGCTTATGTTCTTCGCGGTGTCAACTCTTTTTATCGAGTGCCTAACCCTTCACACTATCTAGCTTTAATCCAGCGGAGCCTCCCGGCTCGGCCCCGGTTAGCCTAGCTAGTCGCTAGTGCCTCCCGGTGATTGAACTATAGCTGCATTGAACCAAAAGAAGCAAGTAATTTTTTAAACTTTTTATCACTAATAGCAAAAAGGGTAAGCAGGGCAAATACTTAGAGCCATACTAGGGATAGCTCTAGGGATAGCCCTATGCTGGCACTGGCTGCAACCACTGCTAGCCAATACTAGCCAGTACGAACCAATACTACCCAATACTCATAGAGCAGAACGCAGTGCCCGTACGAAGTGAAAGGGCACGGAGTGATGCGGTGACTATGTAGGTATGTCAGCCTACTGCGTAGGCACAGGGACATACTAGTGAGTACCTAGTGAGTGCATAGTGAGTAGTAGTATGTATAGTGCCCTAAAACCCTCCTACTCCTGTAACATCATTTCGTATTAGCTTTCGAATGAAAGTAAGAGATAAGGGATAGCGGCAGAGTGTGGATGTGCGCCCTAGTGGGGAGCGCGCAGCGTAGCATAGAATCGGCACAATGTAAAGCACTAAGGATAGCCAGTGGATAGCCTAGTACGCACTAGGGATAGCACTAGGTGCACCCTATGGCCCCACTGCGTAGGCACTAGGCAGGTCCACTAGGCGGCGCACTGTGACGCACAAAATAGGTAAGGCAGAGCGCACCCCTATGGCCCACAGAGAGCGCCCTAGAGCGCGCACAGGAGCCACGTAGTGCCACGCACAGAGATAGCCATAGGGTAGCACTAGCGATAGCCCTAGCGCAGCGCAGAGAGCCACTGAGGCCCGCTGGTGCCTGCTAGTGCGCCCTAGGTGGCCCCACCCCCTCCTTTTATGCGCTAGGCACCCCCTATGGGGGCAATTGGCGTCGCTGAGGGTGAGGGGCCCTGTCGGGTAAGTATAACAAATTTCGAGTTCAGATATACATCTGCGCAGGGGAGAAGTCCTTGTGATGTTCCAGGCGTTTCTCTTGTACCCACTTGCAGATAACCTCGTAGGAGCTGTGCTTCTTCATATAACGCTTACCGTCCTTCCAGAACTCCCCGCGCCAGCAAGTGCCAGTGTAGTATACGCCTCTAGGGTGTTCGCGCTCAGCCCTGCGAGCATTGCAGTTATTCTCACTGAGAGTAGCCAAGCGCAGGTTCTCTAGGCGGTTGTCGCTGGGGTCTTGGTTGATGTGGTCAACCACGTAGCCCTCTGGGATAGGACCATTGTGCATCTCCCATATGAGCCGGTGCACGCGCAGTTTCTTGCCACATACTTGCACCTCCCAGTAGCCTTTTGCCTTCTTAGTACCGGCTACTGCCCCGGCCCGTCTGCCCTTGAGCCACACCAAGCAGCTAGGGGATGTTGTGTCATATTTTATGTTCATAGACATATCCTCGCGTGAGTCTAATAAATTTCAGGTCCAGGTATAGACGTGCACCCCAGCAGTGCCCCGGGATACCGTAGAGATACCCCAGGGAGCTACTTAGAGATACTTAGAGATACTTAGAGATACACCTCCCAGGCTACCTGGGATACGTCCGCTGCGTTACTGCTCCTAATCACGAAGCTGTTTAGGTCCGGATTAGGTGTAGGCACATCCTGGTTCTGAGCTATGCTAGTAACCGTCAAGGCCCCGGCACTAGAAGGAAAGGTCAACCGCGTCAGCTTAACCTCAGACACCCACTTGAAGGAGTTAGCTACGCTGCCAAAGTTTCCGCGTACACGGGCGTTGACTGTAGCCTCGCCAGCAACCAGTGCTGCCACCCCGCGAATGCTTGTGTCGTCCAGCAAGTTCCTGGACATGCGCGGCGGTGTAGGCTGCACAGTATAACCGCTCAGTAATGCCCAAGACACACCGTGACCGGTCATGTCGTTATTGGACATAGATACCAGGGTAGGGTCAATGCCCATAGTCCCGTGGAAGTACACAGCTCTCCCGGTACCGTCGTAGCGCATGCTCACGCCATCAATCTCCAGGGATGTCTGCGCTGTCTCAGCTACGTCCTTAGTGACGAAGATGTGAGAGCTGGAGTTGCGGGTGTACCGACCACCCTTAACACGGCCCCCGTTGATTCGCACACCATTCTGGCTACCGTGAGCCTCGCAGTCATAAACGTAGCCACCACCGTACGAACAGTTAAAGCCAGAGCGTACGTTGTCATAAGCTAGGCACTCCCTATAGATAGGGAAGGCTACGCCGGTGTTGGAGGCGAATCCATCCATGGCTGCGCGGTAAGCTCGACAGTTCAAGTACTCTACCCCGTTAGTGCGCGCTTGGAATCCATCGTCAGCACTGTCGTATGAAACGCAGCGAACGAACTTCACACGCTTACCAATGTCGTGAGTATCAAACCCAGCATGGGTTGTACTGTAGGCTTCGCAGTTAACGCCTAAGAACTCGATAGGCTCTCCCCACTTGTCCCCGTCTGCAGTGCTCTGCCAGTTCAGAGAGATTGCGTGGCGTACGTCCATAGCGTGGATATCGTGTACTTCCGTGTCCTCTGAGCAGCCGAGCACCTCTACCCCGTACCATCCGATGTTGTAGAAGTACGTACCCTTAACGGTGCTGTCTACGCAGTTATTGAACTTGATAGCACTACGCCCTTCTATATCAGAAGCCCCCGGGCGTTTGTTGCCAATAATAACTCCGTCCTGTATGTGCAAGTCCGCAGCGAAGTTGGCGGAGATACCGATAGTAAAGAACCGGTTCAAGTCGTCGTAGCCGAACTCGTTGATGTACGGAGATACTAAGGTTACGTTCTCCACCATTGTCGGGATACCTACTTCCGCGGCATCAGACAGGTAGTAGTTATAGTGCAGCGCTTTATCCAGCCGAATACTGGTGACGCCACCGGAGGTGCTAACCCCCACCACTTTCCTAATCTGGGAAATCTTTACACCATAGGTGTTAGGACCACCATCACACAGCTTGTTAGAGCGAAGATACAAGTACGTACCTTTTTTTACCGCAGACAAAGCCCCAGCAGCCACCGTAATGACTCTACTGCCCGCCGCGGCATCCGCTGCTAACGGTACGAACACCGAGGGTGCCGAGCCGATAATATTAAGCACTTGACGTGCAACCGCAGCATCCGGTAGGATTCTTCCGGTATCGGTAAACTCTAGCGTAGAGTTGCTTTTGATGTTGAGCACGCTCGTGGCCTGCAGGACCGTGTCCACAACCAGGTGCCTATTAGGCGCGCTCATGAACGTGACTATGCCCGCCCAGTTGCTGAACCAGGAGCTGTATGCTGGGCCCACGAATTTACGTAGCAGGTACCCACCGGGTACAGCAAACACGGTTCCGTTATCCACTACCGACGCAGTAGTAGTAAAGGTGAAATCCCCACCGGCACTGCCCAGCAGGGTAATCTTGTCCTGCACCTGAAAGTTTGGGTATGCTACCATGCTCGCCAAGTCGGAGAACACCCGCTCGGGAGCTACTAATCTAATTAATGCCATTTATCCTCCGGTCTTAGTGAGAGCTGTCACCGCAGCATTTACATTCTTATACTGGTTCCCAATGGCCTTGCTCTGCCACTGTCTGCGCTCCCATAGGCCCCAGCACACTTTATTGCGCTGCCCGTTAATATACTGAGAGCAGTCGAAGGTCCAGCGGTTGCTGCCCCTGTACACCCAACCGATGCCCGGGGATTTCTGCTGGTACTTGCTAATATAGCGCCAGTCCAGTACGGCCTTTCCAGCTGCTGCGTAATTCAGTCTTTTGAGGTGCCGCTTCACAGCACTGCCGTTGAAGCCAGCTACGCCTACGTTATAAATGAAGTCTATGGAACCAACCAGAGCTACGTCAGAGAGCTGCATAGGAAGCCCGTCAAGAGCCTTTGCATGTGCCCCTGCTGATTCTATCAGCTGCTTCTGACAATCGCTCAGCGTGGCTCTCTGACCCATCTTGACGCCCTTTGTCTCCCCGTAGCAGATTGTAGGGACACCGGCACTATCCTTATAGGCGGTAAGGCTCAACCCCTCGTTGTGCTGAACCACCCCGGTAATGGCGCCGCCAAGCATAGTGGCCCCCGTGAGGGCCGCAATAACCTTAGTCCTTAAACTCATATTTAATAGTCCCCTTACGTGCCTGCTCCTCTAGGAGCTTGAATGTACGTCGTTTGTAGTACGCATTCCACGCCAGGGTTAGCACTGCGCACACAGTCGCAGTGATGAAGCTGATAGTGCTCCAGTTCCAGCTCATTAACTCTGCCAACCAACCTCCTGATACCGTAGCGCCGGTAACTGCTGCACCTGCCCGGGTAGCGAGGTCTGCCCCAACCATGTCCCCCACCTTAATCATCCTGCTGCCCCTTCTTCCTGAACAGCTTACGAATCACCAGAATGACCACTAGGAAGACCAAAGGAATGCTGGCCCCAGCTAATCCGGCGAGGATAAGACTGTAACTATCATTGTTAACCACCTGCAGGCGCTCTGCCTGGATTGTCCCGGTGCTAATAGTCTGCACCTGCTTCTTACTGGACGTGTCCAGAGTGCCTACGTTAGAATCCTGTACATCAGTTTTGTTGGTGGTGCTGGAGTCCACCTTGTTGTTCAGGCCAACGGTTTGCTTGGTGTTTTCGGCACCAACCTGAGCAGATACATCCGGCTTAGAACCAACTAAGCCGGTGAGTGCAGAGGTCGCCGAGCAACCAGTCAGAGTAACCGCGAGCAGTAACCCAGCGACCAGTTTACGCATTAGCTAGCAGCCTTCACTGCGGCCACCGCGGCTTCAAGCGCAGCAATCTTGGTATCGAAGGCGGCACCAGTCTGAGCCACGTTCTGCGGCTGCGTAAGGATAGCATACAGGTCCTTACCGAGAATGTTCAGCTGACGCAGCAGCTCCTGCTGTTGCGCTGGGGTTGCTTTTGCAATTGCCATGTGTACTCTCCTTATTCTGCCGCATCAGTAGCGGCTACGAACGCACTTTGCAGTGCAGTGAACGAATCATCAAACGCTGTACCAGAACCCTCACCGAGCGGCATACCTGTACCCGTAAGGGCGACGTAGCCAGTCTTAGAGAGCTGCGAGAGCATGCTGAACAGGCGCGCCTGCAGCGTACCATCATCCTTAAAGGCTGTACCGGCACGGGTAGCCGTATAACCCTGGGACTGCATGTACGTGAAGAACGTGTTCAGCTTAGTCAGGGCAGTCGTACCTACGAAGCCTACGTTGTAGTCCGGCTGCACCTGCTTCTCCAGGTTCTGGCACGTGCCTACAATGGCGTACTGTACGTCCGCAGTTTTAGCTGCGATGATTGATGCCATTATCTTCTTCCTCTATGTTGTTTACCTCTGCCCCGGTTCTGCAGCCGAGCGGCTACGCCCCTAAGGCCCTTAGACACCTTGCTCTGTGCCCAATCCAGCGGGTTCTCAATGAAGGCCCGAGCCATCTTCTCAGACTCCCTCTCAGCCACCACTTTCTCGTCTTCCACCAGGTGCCCGTTCAGCGTAGCCACCATCATGGCGATTGCGTCTGCTCGGTCATCCTTAGCCAGACTGCCGCGGTCGTACGTGATTCCGGACAACTGCGCGAACGCAGAGTACAACCAGCGCCTATCGCGGGAGTATGCCATACAGGTGCTAATATCGTCGTGAATAGCACGCTCATGCACCACCAGGCGGTGTCGACGAGTAACTGGGCTGATTGTGTCGATGATACGACGCTCTTTCTGCGTGGAGTTATTCAGGTCCCGTACACCTATACCGGCGAGACGTCGCTCCCGCAGCCGGTTCAGGATAAGCATAGACACGGTACCGTGCCCCATGTTGCTCTCCACCACCATATCCGGGATGTCCAACTCTACGCACAGGTCAATCAGTTTATCAATGTTCTCTTCGCTGATACCTCCTTGGAAGCCGCCTACAGAGAATAGGTGAATGTACGAGTTAGCAGCGCCTCCAGCAGCGTAGGACACTTCATCTCCGCCACAACCAGCCGGGTCCACCACCAGTACCTTATGCTGGTACGGCAGGTGCATGTCCCCGTAGAATGCCGGGAAGTACATCTGCTGGCCCATAATCCCCTCATGCTCGTGCTGGTACAGGTACCGGCGGTCCGCGATGTAGGAGAACGTCTCCGGGGAAGAGTCCTGGCTGCCGGAGTAAACTAGCATATCCGAGAGCTTGATGCGCGTACGCATTTGGTCTGACAGGGTGGTGTCGAGCATGTACTGCAGCTGGAAGCCTTCCGGACCGAAGTCCAGCTCCTTCTCAATCAGTGCATCCTCGTCGTAGCGCCCAGTGTCCGTGCTCTCGCCTAGCGTCCCATCGACGCCGAAGCCGGTGCGTTTATAGCCGCGCTCAATAAGCTCCCGGATATAAGGAGCAAGTGTACTTCCATATCGCTCTTCCATTTCAACAGACGGAATGCGCCCCGGCCACACGCGGACCTCGAAGCCACGTCCCGGCAGGGTTTTATAGATACTGTCCTTGGTCTGCGGTGTACCCAGGTACAGCGTATCCCCGTGCGTACAGATAGCTGCGAAGTCTTTAGAAATCATCAGCAGCTGCTCACGCTGGGTTTGCGTTAAACCGTTCTTGGTGGTCTCGATATCATCTGGAATCAGCAGGTCCGCGCGCTTCCCTTGCAGGGATGCAGTGATACCGACACAGGCCACACTGGCGGACTTGTCCAGCGGTTTCAGGTCGCAGTTGACATCATAGCCTTCGAATGAAGTACGGTCCCCACGAGTAGGGTCGGCCTTCAAGTAGCACAGCAGCGGCCAGGTTTCCAGCATACGAATGATTAAGTTAGCTACGTCTGACGCCTGCTTCTCAGCACCCGACACAATCAGGATACGGCAGGATTGGTCCTGGATGAGCCTCCAGACGGCGTACAGTGCAGCTAGTGTAGACTTAGCCTCACCACGCTGCGCGGCCACCATGCGCTTCCTAGGGCCCTTCTGCATGTACTCCGCAATGTCGGCCTGCATGTCCGTGAGCGTAAAGCCCAGGAACCGCATACCGATGTACGCAAATTCCCGGAAGTCGCTTAGAGCGGCGGCCATCATCATCGCGATATCCTCGCGCTCCTCTTTGGGAATACTGCGCGGATTCGCACTATAACCAGTAAGTTTCTGGTTGAGCATGCGCAGTCTTCGCGCAGTCTTCACCGATACCATTAGACAATTCCTTCTAGTAAGTCCTCAGAGTCTGAACCACTAATCTTGTTTAAAATCTCTTTCTTACGCGCCTCTCTGCGCGCCGCCAGTTCGTCATCGAATTCGTCACGCAGGTCCTGCATCTCCTCGGAATCTGCGTCCGCGGTGATGTCATTGTCCTTCAAGAACTTAGCGATGACGGATTTATCTGCGGCGGGGAGCGGCACCTCATCTTCCTTCGACTGCTTGATTTCTTCAATCAAAGCCTCAGTGAACATTCGGTGCAGCTCCGAGAGACGACTACGTTTAGCCGCCCCTGCCATATTCTCTCCTGTTACGTTGCCAGTACCCCGCTGGTGCGTAGCGCTGCCAGCAAGGCATTAAGTTTAGCCACTACATCCCCGGTACTCGTTGCATCAGATACAGCTGCAGCCTTGTCTAGATACGCCAAATCTCCCAAGGAGTCAGCTAAGTAATCTACGGATGCTTGCGTAGCGAAGCCATCCCCTGCAGTTACGTCAGCCCCAAGCCTGGCAGCTACAACAGTACCTGCAGGCAGGACCTCTGCAAACAGTATAGTATTATCTACAATCTCGAAACTGTAACCCCGAATCTGCCCAACCCCGTTAATCTCCACTACAGCCTTAGTGAAGGCTAGACCCGGGGTTACTTCGTCCGTGGCCGCTGTTAATACTGTACTCCACGGGTAACTCACCGTTTCCACACCGCTTATAAAGGTGTTCTCTAGAGCGGAGGTACGCATACTCAAAGCATCATCTGCGGCCTTCCGTGTAACAGCCTCTGCATGTACAGCAGACACCCACCCCGAATGCTCTGCATCAATGCGTTGCCCTAGCAGGGTATCCGCAGTATCGACATACGCCTTAGTGGCAGCATCTTGGGCGTTAATTGGGTTAGCTAAGTCTGTTATACGGTACCCGTTCATACTAATAGTACCATAGAATCCGGGGATAGCCCGACCCTCCACCAGTTCTTGCGCCAGGTGCAAGAACTGAGTGTTTTGGGAGTCTACGTTTACCTCAATGAACGGAGAACCACTGGCGAACTCGATGTACAGATACTCTCGCTCTGTCTTACGGATTAGCAGCACAGTCGCGCTTGCTGCCAAGGCTGTATTTAGCCTGATATTAGTAGCGCTGGTCCAGGTGTACCCAGTGGTTTCCGCACCGTCTAGGTATACATGAATATAGGACTTGTCCAAATACTCAATATCGCACTGGATATCCTGGGTACCAGCTGGCTTGATTTGTTCTTGCCAGCTGAATGCCATATTAGTCGTCTCCGAAGTTATTGATGATAGCTCGCGTAGGTGCGAATTCCTGGATTAACGGTACCAGTCTAAGGAATGTCTTAATGTCGGAATCCCCTGCAGCCAGCCCCTGCAGAGCCCCCAATACCCCAGTGATATAACTCATCGACGCTAGGGAGTGTCTCGGAGTGTCCCCAAGGAATGCAGCTGACAGCATGGATATACCGCCGATAGCGCTCATACCCAGAGCAGCCTCGCTAATAAGTCTGCTAGTATCCGCCTCTTTGCCATCCATACTACGTTTAGCCATAGTAGCCAGCAACATCAATGGGAACTGGTATGCCATGATGTGTGCCACACCAATCCACCCCGCATCGTTCAACTCTCTGCGGAGAATCTTGTTAGTGGCCGCCAGTGCAAAGCTCTGGTAGCCGACAATAAGTTTACCGATAGGGTTGAACTGCGCGAAGTGGGAGGTTTCGCCTGTACGCACCTGCTGCACTACATAATCCATCATGCGCGTCCCTACAACCTCAACTTGCATTTGCAGGTCCGGCTGGAACATAGCGCCCGGGTTAGCCTTGTTGGCAGCTATAGCGCGGTCCGCAACGTCACGGGTAAGCCCGAAACGCTCCAGACGCTTAAACGCCTCAGCATCACCCTTGAACATCTGCGTAAGCTCGTCCGCCACAATACCGGAGTTCAGGTTAACCTGCAACCGGTGCACCATACTCATGCCGTTGACGTGACGTGCGGCCTGCCCAACGTTCTGGGTGACGTTGAACCAAGAGGCCTGACGGGTTAGGTCCAGGTTATCGTCGGCGTACGTATTCAACCAGCGGAAGCGCATATCCCTTTGGATGTTACCACGCAGCACAACATCCAGACGTGATGCCATATCTGGGGTATTAATAGCCACAGAACCCTCTTTGAACCAGGGTTGATCTCGCATACTCCGCAGGACCCTGGCCATACCGAACTCCTTCATAGCCAGAGCTGTGTCGGTTATCTGGTACAGTCCGGAGTTCTTGAGCATCGTGGCGTTCGCCATATTACCAGCTGCGCGCAGCAGGTCCGGAAGCTGCCCCGCATCAGCGGGTGCTCCGCCCAGGATAAAGTCGATAGTATCATTGACAGTCTTCTCCCACTTGGCTGGATTAGCCAGGGTATGCTTAGATTCATCAATCATCTTACCCAACTGCCCCAGGTCCTGTACACCGGCGTAGGCCATACCGACACGCCCAGACATACGGTTAGTATACCCGTGCATAACCTTGGCTACATCAGTATCCATCAGGTCCTGCATGCGCATGCTCTTACCATTCACCAGATACTCTTTGTCCATGTTGAACCGAGTACGCTGGCGCAGGTTCCGCGCAGGGGATGTGCTACCGGATTCGCGTACGTTACCCGCCAGGAAACTCTGGATGGCAGACTCATCTACACCAGCGCTGCGCATAGCCATAACGACCTCATCGTTACCCATACCGTTAATCAGCTGCTTCCACATAGGGCCAGACTGTCCGGCACGACCATTGTAGATACCGTCAACCATCTCCTTAGCAACGCGCTGCACTGTTTCGGATTCCATGCTCGGATATACATCTCGCAGAGCGGAACGGAACAGGGCCCGGTAATCGTCCAGGGTGTTGCCTTGCATAATACCTTGACGCATCTTGTCGTAGCTATACTGGCGCGGGAAGTAGTAGTCGGACTTAACCAACGCCCCATCGTCAACCAAACCAGCGGCGCGCATATGTTCGTACCACTTACCCGCCCACCCAGACCTTCGGTATGCGTCTACCAGTGGGGCAATCTCTGCATCGGGTACAGGCACAGGACGCCCATGAACTTCGGCACTATACGCGGAATCTAGGTATGTACCTAAACGGCCTTCTAACTCAGCACGTGCAGTCCTGAAAGACTGGCGGTGGAAGAACCGTGAGAGCATACCTACGCCACGGTCCCGCAGCGCTCCAATAATAGCATCTTCTACTATGCTGGCGCTTGCATCCATCTCTAAGGTGAGGTTGCGCTTGAAGTCTACTACTGATGGCTTACGTCCGCCTACTGCCGTAGCATCCGATACAAGCAGTTTAGCCAAGTCTTCGTTACCTTGTGCGATATTATCATACAAGGAGAACATAGTGGCAAACTTACTCTTAGCACCATCCAGCATAGCTTGAGCACCTCTAGCCTCATTTAGGGTAGTACTGCCCGCCAGGTCCTGGAATGCTTCACTACGGAAGCTCTGGGCTTGGTCTGCATAATCCTTAGCGGTCCACTTAACGGCGTCCTCGTACGCATCCAGGACATCTTCCAAGGCAGAGCCTTTGGCCTTGATGCCCAGAGCGTTCATGATGTACTCCCCGACCTGGCGTAGTACGCTCTTACCGCTAGCAGATTGGGTGCGCGCTAGGTACTCCACCCACTCCGGGCTGTCGCCTAGTCCCGCCAGCATCTCGTGCACGTCACTAGCATAATAGCGCATACGCCCAGTCAGCGTAGCGTCAGCAGCCACAGCAGCGCGTACGTCTTCCAGACGCTTGGCCAACTCCGGGTTGCTGTCAACGGCGCGTGCGGTGGCGGCGTGAATCAGCTCATGCACAGCTACACGACTAGTGCCCGCGTCCATGGCGCGCAGTGCGTCCCCAGCCGTCTCCCACGTAGTGCCGTTGGCGCTCTTAGGTGCGCGCAGTGATACCTCTCCACGTAAAGCTAAATCTCTCTGGGAATAGGTGTACCGGCTACGGTTTGCTGAACCGGCCACCAGTTTAAAATCAATGTCGTTTACGGCATCGCCCAGAGTATCCAGAATAGCCTTCTGGCCTGCTGTCAAGTGCGTAGATGTTTTCAAAAACTGAACTACGTGCTGTGCCTTCACAGTCACTGCAGCAGTATTATTACGGGATACCGGGATACTCTCATCCAGTGCCCTAGTGAGGATATCCTCCCCCTCTCCTACTCCTGTAACATTAGCGTCCCTAGCTGTACGAGTTGTAGGCGCATCCGTGTCAAAAGCAGGCTCACGCCCAGTACGGGCCCTGGCAGCAGCCTTGGCGGCCCTAGACATATCCCAGAGTTGGTCCAGACCGGCCACCCCAGCAATTAGCGCCGTGACTGCGGCAGATTGCCCCAGTTGGTCCTGAGCATACATTGCTGTACCTACGTCAGCAGCACGGATAGCGGAGCGTACGGCCAGGCCGGTGCGCCCAGCAATACCCGCCGCAGACACAGGGGCCAGGATGAACGGGGAATCACCTACCAGAATACCCGCGAACCCGGCCACTGCATTATCAGCCATTAAGCGGTCACGGTCACGCTGCTCAAGCATTTGCTGCATGCGGTAATTGTAATCCTCGACCGATACGGAATCGTGCAGGTACTCAATCTCTTCCTGATTTGGAGCGTACAGCTTAGCCCGGGTATCGCTGCTCAGAGTCCGCTTGGCGTTAAAGTTCTGGTCCCGGTCAAATGCCGGGGCAGAGGCCTTACGGATAGCTGCGGCGACGATGCTGTTGCCCATACCCGATGCAAAGCTTTCCCCGGCTGTAGTAGCTGGGGTCTTGGCCTGCGCCAGTAATGAGGCACGCTCCAGTGCGTTTAAGCCGTTGTCTCCGGCATCGTTCCAATCTACGCGTGCAGGCGCAGGTTTAAGTGTTGCGCCCTTAGCAGAATCCTTTTCCTGTGGATTCGGTTCTTGGTTCAGAAACTGAGCCATAATATCTCCTAAAAGAATTTTGATAAGGGGAGGCCCCGGAGGGCCTCTAGTTAGTGCGTTGCCTCAAAGAGCCAATCACGTAGGTTTTGTTCCAGGTACTTCTTACGCTCAGGTTGGGCCTGCTTGTACGCTGGGGTATTCCGCAGCGCTTGCCAAGCCCTACCCTGGGCCTCAGATACAGGGTACTGATACGCCCCCACCGGGGACTTAGCAGCCTTGTGTACCTGCGCCATCGCCTCTGCTACGGGGCCAGAGCTACCGTTACCACCATGATAGTTAAGGTCCACCATAACCTTTAACGCCTCGTCGGAGGCATTCAAACCCTGCCCCTTGAGTTGCTTCTGCACGTTCGGAACGTACTGCTTCTCCATAGAGGATTTGAGGATACTGATACCGTCGTCAATGGTTACTTTCTGAGGGACCGGCATGCCCGAGTTAACGTGCAGGCCGAAACCTACGCTACCCTTGCCCTTGCCTTCTCGGAACCCCTCAAACTTCATGGTGGTGGCGAGGATATCACTAAACAGCGACGGCTCCAGCCCCGCCGCATTACGGCCGTTGACCTGCACGCTGACAGCACGTCCGTTGTCATGGTCGTAGAAGGTGGCAGGACGTACACCTACTTGTTCGCTACCAATCTTCATCTCTCCAGCCAGTGCCGAATCGTACGCAGCCTGCGCAGTAGCCTGAACGTCACGGAGGTTCACAGACATAGTCTGGAATGTGCCCTTCTTGTCGAACACGGTTACGGTCATGTTCTGACCCGCATTGCCCGCGGTGGCAGCCTGTACCACTACACGTTCCATGTTGCTGGGGTCAGTAATAGCCTGGACTTGGTTTTGAATCTGCTGCTGCAGGGTAGCCTTGAACTGCTCCTGGTCGCCCTTGTAGTCACCCATGATAGACTGCAGAGAGGTACCAGCAGGCAGATACACGTGCCTCGGTGTACCGGCAATTTCCAGTTCCAGCTTACGGGCTTGGATGTTACCTTTGAGCATCGTGTTGATGTCCTCGGCATCCTTACCCACCAGGGATTCTGGGTTGCGGCTGTACGTATAACGGTACTCCTCTTCCATAGCAGCGCGCGCTTCCTGGCGCTGAGCATCGGCGTCACCAAAGAAACTGAACCAGTTGCTGGTGCCGCTAGGGTCCACCATCTTGTCCGTGGGGTTGCTCTGGATATTGCTGTAGCGGCCACTGGCCTTGTTACGCGCCTGGCGCCGCAGGTCATCCAAGATAGTGTTGCTGGCGTTACTCGGGTTTTGTGCGATAGCTTTCTGCACCACCCCCTGCCATTCGGATGGAACCTCAGACAGTAGAGCCATCTTCCCTAAATCCGTACTGGTGCTATAAGCCTGTGCCCACAAGTTGATGCTGCTGACGTTCTCACGGGAAACCTCACCGTCCTCACCGAGCTGGTCCAGAGTAGTCAGTGTACGTGCCATGTCCGAAGACATACGCTTGTGCGCCTCGTTGACGGCCCACGCATCCTTGCTATTGCTTCCGTATGCCAGCAGCTGCAGGTTCCCTTCCGGGGTGTCCGGAAAGCTCTTGAGCAACTCATTGCGCGCCCTACCCAGGTCGCCCTTGTACATCCCCGCCAGAGTGGAGCTTGGCATATTCCCGGTAATTGCTGTGCGCAATGCTTGGGTGTCCGCCGCCTTCTCTCGAATGGTCTGGGCCTTGTTCCAGAACTCCATGCTGGTCCCGGCGCTAAGTACATCAGATGCCGACAGCTCAATGACACGACTACGAATACGCGCCATGGTCTGTTCTTGCTGCTCAGGAGTCTGCCCCTCAAGAGACTGGATTGCATCAGAGATTTCGAAACGGGCCTGTGTCTCAATCTGAGCACCGGCGCGCTTGAACTCCTGATACAGTGCTGCGTTGACATCCACGGAGTTGACGCCAAGTTCCTTGGTGGCCATTTCCTGCAGCTGGTTAATTACCAGCGGGTCCTGCGTCTGCTGCGCTACGCTAACCAGATACTGCTTGGCCCGGTCAAGCTTTTTGCTCTTATCCAGGTGCTCAGCAGCCAGGATGCTGTCTAAGCCGGTCTTGATAGACATCTGCGCAGCGGCACCCTGTCCTGCCTGTAGGCGCTGATAGAACTCATCACTGGACGAGCTAAGGCCACGGTCAAGGGCGCGGTCAGCCTGAGCCACGGCAAACGCAGCTCGACCTTTCTGGAAGGCTGTATAGTTCGCCATGCTCGTAGCACGGAGCTGCTGCAACACAGCCGTAGCAGACTGCTTGGACATCTCTGGGAGATACATACCAAGCTTGTCCGACATAGACTGGACGTGTTCTTGCTCCTGCTGCTGGAACTCCTCGTCAGCCAGCCCAGCCTCGGCAGCTTTCTTAGCCCGTGCAATACTGTCTGTGCGCCACTTGGCTAGCGAGTCGTACGCTGCAGCTGATACGTAACCATCCTGGTAGGCTTCGCGTACGAAGATGTTCTGCTTCTGTACAGCCTCATCCTTGGAGGCCATGGCATCCACTGCACCCTGAGCATCCATCGCGCCGCGCACTGTGGCGGCCGCGGCGTTCTCTTTGATTCCTTCCTCGAAGCCTACGCCAAAGTCCTGTACGAATCCGGACAGCGCAGCTAATCGGTTGGCCTTGCTTGCGTCTACTGCTACTTCACCGGCAGAAGAGGGTAGTTGTACCTCATTGGATTGGAGCTGTACTCCACCAATATTAAGCCCCTGCCGGGTGGGTTGAATTACAGGCATTTACTTCCCTCTCTATTTACCAGGTGTGAACCTTGCTATCGCCCTTGCTGCCCCACAGGTCGTACAGAAACGAGTTCTGCGCCGTTGGTTCCACGCTGGCTGTGCTAGGTTCTGGTGTAGTTTCTGATAGCTTATTACCCACGTACTGCCCGAGCATCTGCCCGCCTACGCTGAGAGCCATGTTGAACATCTTGTCATAACCGCTCTCCATATCCATATTCGCCAGGCCGGAATCAACAGTCTTATCCACCAGCATGCGGAAGCCTTCTTCCTGAGTTGCCTGCTGGTCCCGTACACTGGCCTCTTGACGTCCCGCTACCGTGTTAACGGTGGCTACGGCATCCTTAACCGACGCCCCCATAGTGCCGGAAGACGCCGCCTGCAGTCCGACTTGGCTCTGGGCCTGCAGCTTCTGCTGCTGGATGTTAAACAGCGACACCTCAGTCCGGTCCCTGGACTGGGCGCGTTGCAGCGCAATATCGTTGAGCTGCTTGGCAGTTTGCTGGATTACGGCCTTGTTCCGTGCCTTGGATACCTCAATCTGCGCCCCAGCACCTAGCAGTTTAGAGCCTGCTAGGGCGGCGGCTGCCCACCACATACCCATATTAAATTCTCCGTCTGCGTTGGTTGTAGCGCAGGATATACGAGATATCCAGCACGTTCAGTTCCATAGAACCTTCAGTAAATAGCGTCACCTCGGTTGTGTCTGCGTTAGTACGGCATGGC